TCTTCTTCGTAGCCTTCATTCTTACGCATACCCTTATAGGCTTTCTGCGTCTCGTCCTCTTCTTCTTCCTCTTCATAACCATTACCATCTTGCTTTCGCATAGCCTGAATGGTATTCTGCTGATCCTTGATGTTGGTGTTAGGGCTTGAGCCACTCTCACTATCATCAGCATTCTGAGGAGTCCCACCAGTTGACTTAGCCTTGCGCTCTTTCCCACTAACTTCAAGCCCTTGATAATCTTCTTTGATTACCGAAAGCACCTCGTTAGCAATGGACTTCACCAAATCAGCCCTAGCATTTGCCTGAGCATTCTGTTGAAGTTGCTCGTCTTCCTTAGTCAAACGAGAGTCCATCTTCTGCAAGACTTCAGCGACAGCAGCCAATGCAAGATTTGTACCTTCCATCTGTTTCTCGATCCGTTCCGTTACATCTGCCATACCAAAACCCTCCTAAATAGGTTATTACTCTATCTATGAGGGGTTGGTCTAAGCCACCTCCGACCCCCTAAAACAGAACAAAATATAACGTTAAAAATAACGTTATATTATTATACGCACAATTCTAAAAAATCCTACGAATTTATAATATGTTTTACGAATTCGTAGGTAATCCTTTATCTTCTAAATATAACATTTCATTACGAAAATCATATAATGGAACTTGCACAAGTTTTTTAAACTTATCGCATTGACTACCTTCTGGTAAGGCAGCTTCAACTAAGTCTAATACTCTACCTACCATTCTGCTATGTCTCGCAATAATATATTCTTGGTTGGGTGATACTTTAGTAACATCCACTGTTGAATCACTCATAGTGTCTAACCTCCTTCATAACGTTCTATATCTAGTACTACTGGTAAGACCGATCTACCTAGAGTATCTACTCTGGCAAGAACCATTCTCCAAGCATTTTGTATCCAAGGGTTTGCAGTTCGGGTTCTAGTGACATCCACGGCTGACCATTGTACCTCTTGCCTAGGATTCCAAAGCCGACTTCCTGTAGCTACTGGTTTATAACCAGTTTTATAAACCTTTGTATGTTCTCGTACTGAAACAGTTTTTCCATTAGCAAGTCTTCTTCTATGTCTTCTAGTTTTTGCTTTATAGTTTCCAGNAAAATTTGGCTCTCTAGCTGCTCCTTCATGTACTGAGTATGCATAGGGANCTAAGTAAAGTAATTCAAATCCTCCTCCATATGACTGTCTAAGCTGNATGGAGTCCCTTAGATTACCTGTTTTAACTGGAACTGTAGAGTAGCATACTTTAGCTAATTCCTCCCCTAAATTTTTAACCCAACTAATTGCATATTTTGCCTCTTCTGTATTTGGTGAAAAATTACCTGTAATCTCAAATCTAGCTGCTAACATGTATAATACTCTCCATAAAAATATTATACTAAGTTTATGAAATAATTAGTCTAGACCATTCATTCGGAATATAATCACGAAATATATTCGCAGCATCAGCATCTTCGACATCATCATAACGATTTAAATAGATTACTTCTTTACCAACATATCCATAGTTAGGATGCCAATATGTTACTAGTTGCTTTGGTTTAGTGGCNGCATGTAATCTCTGCAAAGCAAATTCATCTGGACCCTTCATACAACCACAGATATGTAGCTCACCTGTACCAATATCAATCTCATCAATACGGTGGAAGTGCCCAATCATTGCATTGTCAAAATGTACTACCTCTTCATTCAGACCTAACTCAGTAGCAAGATTCTTTCTGTATTGAAGAACTCCTCTAAGTTTAGTAATTGCGCCTGTAATAGAAGTATTACTTCCGGCTCCTGAAACACTATCCCCATGCATTATCAAAATCTTATTGTTATAAACTGAGAATAGATTTATAAAACTTTTAGAAATATCGAACTTAATGTTCTTCTGGTTTCTACAAAATGCTGCAACCCACTGATACAACATATAATCCCAATCCATATACTTATCTTTCATCGGGGGTTTTCTAGTCATTCGTCCATGATTACCAACAACACATGGAACTTCAATGGATTGAAAATGTGGAGCCAGATATAGAAGAGCTTGAGCAATAAGGTTTGCCCCACGAATCATTTGCTCCATACAATTAGAGATATTACTTCTAGCTAACTCTTCGTGGATATCCCCACTAATCATATCTCCTAACATAGGAATGATAAGATTGTTTACCGGAGCAATGTTTCTTCGATAGTTTACAAGATTTAAAAGTTGATGTGACCAACCAAATAATCTTTTATTAAAGATTGTAAAATTGTAGTTGTTCAGAGTAAGCATCTGTTCAGCATTTACAGATTCTCCAATGTGGGTATCTGTAAGAGGAGCTACAACAGTTTGTGGACTTTTACCAAATAAATCTTTACTTAGAGTTGGTGCATCATAAACTGGAACTGCATCAAAGGCAGGAGCTAGTTCATGAATGGCATCAATGATAAGTTCTTTTTTTGTAGTATCTTTAATAACTTGTTGATAAAGCTTCTTATAAAAATCTGCTTCAGCTTTATAAGCAGATACTTTTTTATCTAATCTAATTCTATCTGAATTATTTTCTGGATAAACTTCCTCTTCGCTTGCCCAAAGTTCTTTGTCGTGCCAACGTTGAATCGTTGAGCGATGAACTGATATCCCAAATTTTTCTTGTATCCATTGGGATATTCCTGTCCATGTTTGCCCTGCTGCCTTTCTTTTTATTATCTCTGATTTTGCCTGCTCTGGAATCATAACCTCTCCTTACGGTCAGATATAAAATCTTACCGCACATTAAACACTGAAGGTCTTCATCAGTATTAAGATACATACTACCTGTGCATTTAGGACACAATTCGTTTAGCATAGTACCTCACCGATGAAGACCCTCATCATTAATCTTTAACTAGCGTAGCTTGTAGCTGTAGCAGGAGTTGGTGCAGCCCTTTCTTGAGTTCGGCTGATTCCAATCCTACGAGCAATAATTACTTTCTGTACTTCAGTTGTTCCACCGGGATGTGCTGCCGTTAGGCTGCCACGTTGTTGGACTTCTGCTGTCCCACCATTTANAGCCCTTGGGTCATCACTGTCAAGCAGAGAGAACATTCCCATGATTTCTCTTGCTCTATCAGCGTTTCGCATACCCTTCTCTTTGTTGTACATAGAAGCCAAAGAACCGTGGTAACTCATCTCCTGACGAGTCTCGTACATCCAGAAGTTTCTCTCTTGGAAGAGACCAGTGATGCGACTGTCAATCATTGAGTCCACAGCAAGCTGCTTGTCAATATCATCAGTATTACTTTCTCGTGTATACTTCAACACATCATCCATAGCTTCATCTCTAGGTGCAGCTTGTCCTCGACCACCATGCTCCTGTTCAAGTGTTGTCTGCGTTACCTGCCATCCTTGGTGGTCTCCACCAATGAGCGCATCACTGCCAACTCTTGCGTTGTCCATGAATACGAAATGCTGGGCATCACCATTAAGTAGGTTCAGCCTCTTCAATTCCATTCCTTCATTGTCAGCAGGCAGTAGGAAGTAGCCAAGATTCCTGTGACGTGGTGCATCAGCATCGGTTACCAATGGACCGAAGAGCAGATCAGCCGTACCTGTGCCACTAACCCATGTCTTCTGACCGTTGATTACCCAATCGTCACCGTCTCGTGTAGCCTTGCTCTCAAGGGACGCAAGGTCAGAACCATGTCCCGGTTCACTGAAGTTCTGGAAGGCAACCTTCTCAGCAGTGAGAAGAGGCTTCAAGTACTTCTGCTTCTGCTCTTCTGTTGCCCAGACGAGCAATGTTGGGAACACTAACGCATTAGTGAAGCCCTTGACGATTCTACCATCTGCAAATTCCTCTTCAAGAATAGTCTCCTCATCGCCACCAAGACCCCCTCCACCATATTCTTTAGGGAATATAGGATAGAGCCAGCCTTTAGCTGCTAGTTCTTTATGGGTCTCTCTCCACCAAGCAATTTGTTCAGCAGACAGATCATCCCTATCTACAGGTGCTTTCATATTTTCTGGCACGTTCTCAGCAATCCAAGCTTTGACTTCGGCTCTGAATGTTTCCTGTTCCGGTGTATATGTTCTCGTGAAATCCATAATTCAATACCCCCTATAAAGTATCTATTTCCTTGAATAGTTCTTCTATGAAGTCTTCATTTTCAGTTTCTTCATCTAGTTCCTCAACTTGTCCTTGCTTCTTGTCTTTGTCCCCACCTCTTCTCAAATCATCTGATGCTATACCTCCTGATTCCCACGCCAATCTAATGTTGATTCCGGCTGGCGCAGCCGTTGAAGCTTGACCAGTATCTTTTGGTCTATCACTTTCATCTTTATCATTTAGTCGTTTAATTCTTCGGGTTTCATTGTTCTGACTAATCGCTGCTTGTTCATCTGGATGTCCTTGGAACTCAAGCGGTTTATTTTCATTGGACATTTCTTTAGTACCCTTTTTCCAATTAATCCTTGGGGGTTGCGAGTTAATCGTTTCCCCACTGGTTTGTTGTGTAAATTGTTTATTAATAGTTATTTCTGGAGTATCTACTAACCAGTTAAGTAATTGTACTACAGATTTCTGCATTTTTCTTTCAGGAGAGTTATCATTTACAAAATCATCTAGTCTTTCAATACCAGACTTTTCTTTTGATTGTCGTTTCTTACGTGTCTTTCTATCCCCATAAGTTGGAGTAAAAATACCGGCATTAGCAGAAGTGAATACAGTTCCACCACTATCTCCAAATCCCCCATTACCACCTCCATTGCCTCCACCATTACCACCACCCCCATCTTGTTTTTCTAAATTTTTCTCTTTATCTTTTCGATAAGAATCTTTTGATCCACGAGGATTAGTTATCCAAGA